CTCCTGCATCCTGAGTTCCCGGCTGCTGCCCAATTTGCCCCCCATTTCACGTCCGAAGCTCTTAAAGCCTTAGCTGATTATGAGCGCAAGTCGTGGTAAACTCCTCCCGATGCTCCATCCAAGGGACATTCTTGTTGCGGGGACCCCGGCTGTGGCGTCCATCACCCTTTCCCAGGTCAACCAAGTCGTCGGCCTTGTGGCCTCCGTCTTAGGCATTTGCTATCTGCTCTGGAAGTGGCGGCGGGAGGCTTGTAAATGAACCCCCGCGACCTCCCCTGCAACAGTCCTAGACGGGATGTACAGGGCGGAAAGAAGTTCGTCGTCAAAGGCTGTCAGAACGGTCAGGAACGGGTGGTCCGCTTTGGGGACGCCAATATGACCATCAAGAAGTCCATCCCCGCCCGCAAGAAGAGCTATTGCGCCCGGTCTGGGGGTATCAAGGGAACCAATAACAAGCTGTCGGCTAATTTTTGGAGCCGCCGCCAATGGGACTGCTAATTCTATGCCTAAGAACTACAAGTCCGAGAAGGAAAAGATGCGCCACGAACGCTCCGAAGGTAAGAAGGAGCGGATGATGGAGTATGGCTCGATGAAGACCAAGAACCACGGCACCAGCCGTAAGAAGTGCTCCTAAGATGCCCCTGACCAAGAAAGGTAAGAAAATCCTTGCCAATATGGAGGATCAGTATGGCTCAAAGGAGAAGGCCCAGCGTGTCTTCTACGCCGCCGCCAACAAGGGCACCATCAAGGGCGTCGATTTCCGTAGGAAGAAGAAGTAATGCCTCTCCTCTCCACCGTTGGCGGGGCCTCGTTCCGGGGCTTTGCGGCTTACAATGTCGTCGTTTCCGCGCCATTCATTGTGGCTACGGGAGGGACTGTGTACGTCGATCCCACTAACGCCGACTACAAGATTCACCAGTTCACGTCGTCGTCCAACTTCGTAATCACCGACTGCCCTTCGTCCCCAACGGTGGAGTTGATGATGGTGGCCGGCGGTGGCGGTGGGCGCTACGGTGGTGGTGGTGCCGGTGGCTACATCTGGAGAACGGCATTTGCGGTGGGCTTAGGCACCTACTCGGTTGGGGTTGGTTCTGGAGGAGGTGCGGGAGGCTCTAATGGCGGAGACACCACGTTTGGCGGGCTAACGGCTCTCGGTGGTGGTGGAGGCGGCGAAACTGCTGGCGGCTCTGGCGGTGGTGGCGTAGATAGCAACGGAGCAGCCGGATTGCAGCCCACTTCCTCTAGCGGCGGCTTTGGCAACAGGGGTGGCAACTGGACCGCTTTCGGCTATGACGGAGCGGGTGGTGGTGCTGGCGGTGTTGGCGGTGATGGAAGCTCTCCGGTGGGCGGTGTGGGCCGTACTGCCGACATCATTAGCTCAACTAGTGCCTTTGCTACGTTTGCTTCCGGTGGCTACGGCAACCAGAACTCCGTGTCGTTCGCCCTTCCCAGCGCCGTGTCCAATTCGGGTAATGGCGGTTGGGGTGGTGGCTATGGTGGGGTAAGCTTTGGAGCCGGCCAAGCTGGCATCGTCCGCATCAGGTACAAATTCCAATAATGCCCCGCTATTCACAGTATGGTGCGACCGACACGGTAGTTGGAGATGAGGGAGATGTCTCCTTTCTCCGACTAAACACCCGTCTGCGTCCCGACCAGCTCCAACCTGGCGATGTGGCGGGGTCTGTGAATGGCCGGATGGATGTTGACGGCGCGTGGCAGGTGAGAAAGGGCGTAGACAGCTTTGGCCCTACCCTGACGGCCAATACGGAGGCACTCATCCTCTCCGCTACCCCGGTCATCAAGCTGTACGGCAGTACGCCGTATGCCATTTCCTCGGCCACCCGCAGCACGTCCACCGTCACCATCACCACCTCGGCTAGTCACGGGTTTAGCTCCAATACGCTGGTGAACATCTACGGCCTGTCGGGGACTGTGGACCCTAACGGCAACCGGCTCATCACCGTTGGCGGAAATCCCGCACAGTTCACCTACACCATTACGGGAGCCACGGGGAGCGAGACCTACGGTGGGACGGGGAATGCCCGCAATCCCGTTCTCTCTGAGACTGCGACCACCGGGGTGTACGGGTCCTGCATCTTCTCCGATCCGTCTTCTACGAACACCCGTTACATCCTCCGCGCCACCAACAAGGAGGTGCTGGCGGTGAATGTGTCTACGGGTGTGGCTACGTCCATCGCCTATCCGTCCGGCGTCACCATCGGCACCCGGGTGGAGATGCTGCAATGCTTCGACAAGGTGCTGTTGTTCCGTCCTAGCGGGTATGCCGCTTTGGAATGGAATGGCAGCCTGTCCGGCACTCCCGCCTTCACGGTGGTCACAAATGGGACGTACACCCAGCCTGTCTACTTCGACGCGGCGGGCAATACGACCATTACGGATGGTGTAGTCACTGTCACCGCTACCAGCCACGGCTTGTCCGTTGGGGATAAGGTGTACGTCATTGACCGGGGAGCCTCCGAGCTGGAAGAGGGGGACAAGGACTACACGGTGAGCGAGGTGCCGGGAGTCAATAGCTTCAAGTTCTACGCTCAGGTAAGGGATATGGCGGCCAATCTGGTCGTCATCTCCAAGAAGGTGAGTAGTGGCCGTGGGTTCGTCCATATGCCTTCCCCGGAGTTCGGCGTCTACCACCAGCGCCGGCTGTGGGTGCCCTACACCCATAACAGCGGGAACCCCGGTACCAGTCGTAATCGGACGGACGAAATCATCGCCTCCGACATTCTCGACTACAACACCTTCGACCAGCTCCAGAACCAATACCGCATTACTGCGGGGGTGGCTGATTACGTTGTCGGCATCGAGCCCTTCGCGGAGGACAACCTTCTGGTGTTCAACCGCAACTCCATCCATCTGATTCGGGGGGTGGGCGGGGCTTTGACGGATACGACCACTCAGCTCATTACGACTGAGGTGGGATGTGTGGCTCGCCGCTCCATCCTCCAGGTGGGCAATCAGGTGATGTTCCTGTCGGACAATGGGGTGTACGCCGCCCAGTTTGGCGACCTCTACAACCTCCGTGGAGCCGGGGTTCCGTTGTCGGAGCCCATCAACAGCCTTATCCAGCGTATCAACCGTAATTACGTCGGAAACAGCGTCGCGGCCTACTTCAACAACCGCTACTACTTGGCTATCCCGTTGGACGCCTCGACGGTGAACAACGCCATCCTCATTTACAACTTCTTGAATCAGGGCTGGGAGAGCCTAGATACGACCGGCCAGAATGGGTGGGAAATCCAGAACTTCTTGGTCGTGGATAGCGGGGGGTTGTCCAAGCTCTACACCGTTAGCTCCTCCGGTTCCATTCACATTGTGGATGAGCGTTCTGCGGGGAGTGACCGTCTAAGCCTCTTTGCCGGCGTGCCTGCCACCATCTACTCCATAGCCCCGAGTGTCACCACCCGGCAATATGCCTTTGGTCAGCTTGGCCGGAAGAAGTTCTCCACCTACGAACTGCACGTAGAGAGTTCGGAGTCTGAGAGTAGCGAGGGCACCATCTCCATTGACATCGAGAATCCCGACTTCTCGGAGGCCCTATCCACCATTAGCGCCCTAAATGGGGAGACTCTAGGAGTGGGGGAAGACACCTCCCTGCGTGGTAGAATCGGCAACAAACGTGGCTACGCCGCCCAAATTGTCTTAACTCCCAGTAATGGGCGTCCCAAGCTCCGGGCGGTGAAGTTGCAGGCGTCCCTCACCGACCCAACCATCACTTCCAAGTCCTAAAATGGCTATCCTGGCTACTGGCAACACCTTCGCGGTTGGGGACGAGCTTACTCACACCAAGCTCAACAACTCCGTCAATAATGCGACGTTTGACACGGGAGCTGTGGACAACGCCACCACCCAGTTGTCGGGCGGGGCAGTCATTGTTAAGGATGGGGGAATCACCCCAGCTAAGCTGTCTACTGGTGGGCCTTCCTGGACGAGTGGCGGTGCGTTAACGGCTACGTCCATCCAGAACAGTCCTATTGGCTCCACTACGGCCTCTTCCGGGGCTTTTACGACGCTTTCTGCGTCTGGCACTACCTCCGTCTATGAGGCTATCGAAAAAGCGGCGCTTTCGGCTTCTGCGCTTACTGGCACGGTTAATTTCAACTGGCTGGATGGCGCGGTGGTTTATGTCACGGCCAATGCTGCCGGCAACTGGACTCTGAACGTCCGTGGGGACGGGTCTACGACCCTCAACAGCGTTCTGGCGACCAACGACTCCATCACCTTGGCCGTTCTGGCTACACAGGGGTCTACGGCCTACTACCAGAGCGCGATGCAAATTGATGGCAACTCTGTCACCCCGAAGTGGGCGGGGGGCACGGCTCCGACTGCTGGCAATGCGAGTTCCATCGACGTTTACACCTTCACGATTATTAAGACCGCCTCCGCGACGTTCACCGTTCTGGCTAGTCAGACCAAATTCGCATAATTATGGCCGAGCCCCTTGACTCTCTGATTGGCGTAGACAACCCCCGCACGTCGTTCAACCCCACGGCTGGGGTGGTGCAGCTTCCCGGTCAAGGCGGGGCTCCTGGTGCGTACACGATTGATCCGGGTGCGGCGATGAGTTCCTATTTGGAGGCTTTCAGCCCTGCGCTGATGGCTCGGTTGCTGGAGATGGAGGCGAGTTATGCCCCCAAGTTCAGCGAACTGGATTTGGCTGCCCGGGGACGGAACATCGAGGACTTTATGTCCCGGGTGGGTGGGCTCACTCGTACTGCTGCGGACATCGCAAAGGAAGAGAGCCGCATCTTTTCCCAGTCGGAGCTTGATCGTCTGACCCAGTTTGGTGGGCCGAGCATTGCCGCCTACATCGCGGCCAATCCCTATCTGAAGTCGGCTATGGATCGGTCGGATGCCCTTGGGGGCGCTTCGACCAATGCCGCCTTTGATGCTCTTTCCCGTCAGCTCTTGGGCGGGGCTCCGAGTGCCATCAATCTGACCCCTGAGCGGGTTATGGCCGGCCAGCTTGGGGTAGGGGGGACTCTCACTCCCCAACAGGTGCAGGCTGAGCGAGTGGCTGCGGAGCGGATTGCGGCGGAACGCATTGCCGCCGGACAGGTGCAGGCTGGTGAGGTGGGTGCGGGTGCTCTGGGTCAGTCGCTCTATCAGCAGGCCCTAGCCAATCAGCAGCTTTCTCCCTTGTCCCAAGCCCTCCAGGCGCAGGGTCTGGGGATGGCGATGGCTCCGGGGCAGCTCAACCCGGAGGAGCTGCGGGCGGCCACTCAAGGGGCGCGGGAGCGGTTTGCGTCTGCGGGTCGTCTGGAAGACATTGCCGGCGTGACGGGTGAGGCTCTGGCCCGTGCGGGGGCTTCCCGTGAACGGCAGATGCAGGACTTGGCTGCGGCTCAGGCCATCAATGCCCAGCTTCTGGGTGCCCAGCAGGCCGGTCAGAGTCTGGCTACGGATGTTCTGCGAGCGGACATTGCCCGTCAGCAGGCCAATGTGGCTACGGGGCTACAGGCGGGGACGTTCAACGTGGAGGCCGCCCTGCGGGCGGCTCAGGCCAATCAGCAGACGGGTCTACAGGCTTCGCAGGCCAATCAGGATGCGATGCTGCGGGCGGCCCTTGCCAATCAGCAGACTGGGCTTCAGGCGGCGCTGGCTAACCAGCAGGCGGCGATGCAGGCCGACCAGTTCAACATCCAGAACGTGCAGGATGTGGGCCGGTTCAACATCGGCAACCAGCTCCAGACCGGGATGTTCAATGCGGAGGCCGCCAACCGGATGGCCGAGGCCAATCGCGGCTTCAACTACACCGCCCAGCAGGACTACCTCCGCAACCTTGGCTTGCTTGGGCAGACCACGGCGGCGCAGCGTGAGGCGGATCGGGCCTACAACCTGAATCAGGTGAACACCTATGGTGGGGTGAGCCGCGCCGGTCTTGACTCGGTTGGCTTTAACCAGCCCCCTCCGGGTGTGAATGCGGCGATGAACTACTTCACGCTTGGCTCCAACGTCACCCCGAATCGGACGTTTGATCCGAATGCCGGCATCAATCTGGCTGCCACCAACGCGGCCAACCTGAGCAACTACGGAGCCAGCATCTATGGGGCCAATAAGAGCCTAGAGGCGGCTAATAAAACCGCTTCTGCCACCAAGTCCGCTGGCAATGTTCAGGCTGGTGCTACTGTTGCTGCCGCCCTTGTCGCTCTATGACGTATGAGCAGAAGCTGGCACTAGCCAAGCTAACCATCAAATCCGGCCTTGAGAACTCAAGGAATCCGGCGGTGATGTGCAGCTTCGGCAAGGACAGTATGGTGGTTCTGCACTTGGTGCATAGCTTCAAGCGGCTCAAAGTTGTCTTCCACCGAGAGCCGTTCCAGCATCACAAGTACGACTATGCCAATCGGGTGATGAAGGAGTGGGACCTCCACGTCATCGACTACCCCCCTGCCGGCACGGCTGCGGCTGAGGTGGGCGACGATATGGAGGTGGTCAACTACTACCAGATTGGCGCTCGCACAGTCCATCTGCCCACGGGGTTGAAGCACGATGACAAGGGGCCAGACACCCTTTGTGCGCTAACGGAGATTTACGGCAAGCCCACCGGCACGTTCAACTACCCATTTGACCTAGTGTTTCACGGCCACAAGTCGGTGGATAGTGACCCGATTATGGGTGATGTACCCCTGTTCTCAGACGTGGCAATGAACATTGGGTCGCCGTCTGCGGCGTTCCCAATTAGGCACTTCACCCACGCGGATGTCTGGCGCTACATCGAGGAGAACGGCATCCCCATCCACCACGAACGCTATGAGAAGCGTGACGGGGAGTGGGTAGAGAAGGACGACAAGACCCATAACCCGGACTACATTGGTTGCTGCTATGCCTGTATGTCCAAGAACACTGGGAATAACGTCCATTGCCCAAAGTGGGGCCTCACCGTCAGCAATGTCTCCAGTCAACTCCGCTGGGCTCCCAAACTGGAAGCCAGCTATTTGAAGGGGTAGAATAGGCTTATGTTCACCTACGGCACCCAGGTAAACCCGTCGCTGCTGCGGCAGGACTTCTCGCCCCTCTTGCAGGCTGCTCAGGCTCAGGCGCAGGCCACCCAGCAGGCGGCGGCCATCCGTGCCCAGACGATGGCGAATATTGGCTCCACCATTGGGAACGCCATCCAGACCTACGTCCAGAAGAAGGAGGAGAAGGAAAAGCGTAAGGGCAGCATCGACTTCATTTCTCGCGTGTTCCAGAGCCAACCCAATCTGGCTAAAACCTTTCAGGTTCCTTTGGATGAGAGCGGGAAGCCGGACCAGAAGGCGTTAGGAAGCATTCTGGACAACTTTAAAAGTCCCGATGAGGCCATCCGGTCGTTTATGGCCCTCAACGAGTTTGCGGAACAGGGCAAGGCCCGCCAGCAGCAGGCCGATGCGGCCCGCTACGCCCAGATGTTCGACAATCAGGGCCAGATGCTCTCTCCCCTGCGTTCTGATGCGGGTGCTCAGTTTAGCCCAGAGGCCCGTGCTATGGGCCAGCAGATGGTTACCCAGCGGGCTCAGGCTCTTGCCAACCTTGAACGCACCCGAGCCCAGACGTTGAAGGACTTGGCTCCGGTCGCGGCTGACCTGACTGCTGCTCAGAGGGACACGGAGGCAATCATTTCTGCTGAGATTGCTTCCGGCGCATTGGACCCCAAAGATCGAAAGGCGCTTTCAAAGCGTCGTTCGGAACTCCTTGCCCTT